TCTACCTTAATTTTATTTTTACGTTTCCCTCTACTCCATTATACAATATGGAATACTGTATTTCTACATATATACTGTTGTCTTGAGGTATATCTTTTGTATTTATATTTGATACTCTTATCCTAGGCTCAAATTTATCTAAAGCATCTTCTATTTCTGACATAAGATTTTGTTCTGTTATATAGTCTAAAGGTTCAAATAAATAATCCTTTATATTACAACCAAATTCAGGATATCCAGGTACAGTACCTTTAGTAGTATTTAGTATATTATAAACACTTTTCTGTATAGATAAATTATCTGTTAAAACATTTTTTATATTGTTGTCATCTATATCTAAATACATTAACCTACTCCTACTTTTGAAGTTGCATTTGCTTTGTCTCCACAAGATAAAATATCATCTTGTAATATTATACGTTTGTTATTTATTGTTATACTAGAACTGGCTTGAGCAATAGGAGTATGTGAGTTATCTGAACAATGAGGGTCATAGCTATCACCTTCTACTACTATATTGCGACCGTTTATTGTTACTTCAGAAGAAGCATGTGCTTTTACTGGTGTACAATGTAATCCTTGACTAAGGTCTCCATCTAATACTATACTTTTCATGTTTTAACTTGTCCTTAATAAAATAATATTTTCTATATCACCATAGTGTTTGATGAAGATTCTAAAACAATCTGATTAGCCTTTACGTGAAAGTTATTTGTGCTTGTTATATTTGTATCCTTAACACTTGTTATTGTTATAGTACCATCGCTTCCTATGAATATATCAGAACCAGAATTATGATGTATTTTTATAGAACTATCGCTTTCTAGCAGCATTTCAGAACCAGAATTATGATGTATTTTTATAGAGCTATCTTTTTCTAGTAATATTTCAGAATTAGTACTATGGTGTATTTTTATTTCTTGTTTTGCATCGTTTATTGACAATACATGACCATTTGGAGTTGCGTACACTAAACTTTTAGTGTAACTATCTCCTTTACTTTCTGAGTGATAATCATTAAGACTCAATGGATGAGTACCTGAAGGATCAGAAAAACCATTACTTGAGTCTGGTTTTGAGTCGTAATTCCCTGGTATACTTCCGAGTATTACTACTTTTTGTCTGTCTCCATCTTCTAAAAAACAGTACACCCAAGTACCATTATGATAAGTAGTGCTAAGACCCATTCCTCCTATTAATCCAGTAGTGTTTAAACTAATTGCCCAAGGTAAAGCACTAGTAGGTAGTAAGGATTTGTCTTCAGTATCTATACCTAACAATCGTACTTGATACCTACCTGCTTCAAGAGGATCTTTGTTATTTTCTATTACACCTTTATAAAATAAACGTTCTTTAGTTAAATAATCATATTCTTTTATACTTAATTCCATTTATTATCCTTTACTATATCCAGGTCTACTTAATATTAACTTCTGTGTGAAATGCCCTTTTTCCATCCTATCTATTATTTTAGTTATGGTATATTCTCCATTTATGTAAGGCATATACTTCTTAAAACTTTCTATATTAGAACCTACATTTAAACTTACATTAAAAAGTAGGTTATACATAAAGCTACCATTTACGTCTAACTCAACTACTGCTATTTCATTTAATTTTATATTATATAATCTAGAATAGACATTTACACTACTATCAACATTTTTTACTCCTGAAGTAGAGTTAAGTTGTAATAGTGTACTAGAATCCCCAATTATTGATTTACAAGTTCCTACGTCAACTAATGTTTTATATATACTTTTAGTTGTAGGATCACTTTCATATACAACACTGTTAGGTAAAAAAGTATTATAGTTAAGCTTATCCATATATAATACTTTTAATCCTCTTATTTCAAAAGGGTTACCTATATCTGCGTTACTAGATACAAATACTAAAGTATCTTTTAATTTAACTGCATTAGAGTATACTTCATTAGAATTGATTAATACTAAGTTATTACGAGTTTGAAAAAATAAACAATCATCAAGTAGTTCTCTTTGATATAGAAAACTAATAATACTTTTGTTTCCAGGTACTACTAAACTTGGGTATACAGTTGTAGTATTACTAAAATGGCAAGGTTTTTTATAAAAAATCATACTTGTTATTTTTTCATTTATGACATTCTTTAATGCATTAGAAAAAGTAGAGTTACTATATGCTTTGCTTATGTAAGTGTTACTCATTGAATAATAATACTCATCTATAAACTCTAATTTTATTATTGGATTATTTACATTTTGTATTTCTTTGGTTATTCTAGTTATAACAAATGAATGTTTAAAAGTCACTCCTGCAAAATCTGTTGCTTCTATTCTAAAAAACATACTTGAATGAGGGGGCAGTATTTCTAATAATTTCATACTATCTTGAAACAAAACATACCCTTCTACTGACATATCATTTATATTCCATACTATCATAGTATCAAATACGTCAGCAGAGTCCAATGGAAATAATTTATCTGCAGAAGAAGAGTGATACCCTAAATAGTACTTATGTTCTTTTAGTTTGTTAAAATCACTAAGCTGATTTGAATACATTTTTTACCTGGTCTAAAAAAATAGTTAAATAATCTGTATATATGTACAGAAGAACTCTATATTTTTCATTATCTGCTATCTTTTGAGAATGTATATTTTTAAATATATTATCTAGTGTTTTTTGATCTGTAATATAAGGAAATTTAATTTTCCATTCATTAAAATAATCTACACTTTCATTATAAACTATATCTTGATTTTTAGGCAAATCATAAACGCTTTCCATTTTATTTATAACAAATAAAACATCCCATAAACTACTATCATTGTATTCTTTATACGCTAAAGATTCTAGTTTTTCGTCATCTTGACAAACTTTAGTATAAAACATATGAGGACTATTATCTACTATAGAGTATACTACTGATTTATCATAGACAAATATGTTATCAAATTGATAAGTATCATCTACAATTATAGTAGGAAAATTAAATATCCTATTTAGCATTCACATTTTTCCTTTTTAATGTAATTTTTTCTTTTTAAGAGACCCTTTTTTAATACTAGCAGCTTTTGACGCTGCTGCTACTGTTGCTACTGATGTAGCTGTCTTAGTATTAGTTTTTTCATTATTATTTTTTGACTTTTTATCTTTTGAATTTTTCCCTCCTTCTTCTCTACGTAAAGGCATTCTTTCTTGTAAACTTAGAGTTAATTTTATATTTTTTGGTATTCCATCATGAGTAAAAGAACCACTACCTGTAGAAGTCATTAATTCGGTTTTTACACTTACAAGATTAAGGTATTTATTCTTAAAGTGTAATAATTTTTCTAGTTTGTCACTAAACTTCAAAGAAAAAACGTGTTCTTGTTTTATAAACAAGTTTTCTGCTAATTGAGTACCTGAAGCTAATATACGTAATTTTAATATCCCATCTATTATTTGTAAAGCATGAGTTCTATTTTGAGGAACTATATTAAAACTTATGTTAAGAGTTCTTGGCTCAGTACCTGAATAAGTATTAATAATGTTAGGATTAAAATTATAGTTATGTCTCTTTGCTATTTCGATACCATTTTCTACTGATTTTTTAATCATGGAAGCTACGTTTGGCTTAGCAAATTGTACAGCAAGCATACCTGGCAATTTTTTTATTAATACTTCTCCAGGGGTTACTTTATCTTCTACATAAGAATGCCTTAATTCACTCTCAAAAGGAGGAAGAGGTAATACAAATTGTTCTACTATTTTTCCTGGAGTAGCGTAACCATATATGTTGTCTGCAGCTATACCGTATGCTTCATCTATTTTATCTATTATTCCTTGTATATCATTAAATATTTCTCCAGACATAACACTTCTTGCAGTACTACCTACAAAATCACTAATTGTTTGTTCTAAACCATCTAAACTCCATTTAGACATTATTTCTGATATTTTTTTAAAAGGGTCTAACTCTATAGAGGATAATTCATGAGCTCTTAACATTATAATATTATGTGAGTCTGTTTTATCTATCTTAGATTTTGATGTAAGATTATACATGTTTATTTCCATTTAGCAGTCTTTTTATCTTCTGAGTGTAAAATAGTTTTATATTTATTTCTATGTGCTTCCCAATCTTTTCTCCAAAGAGGTTTTCGTTCTACAAAATCTATAGTTATGTTTAATATCTTAGGCATACCATCATAAAAAGTAGAGATAGCTTGAGAACCATTAGTTATGCTTAAGTTTTCTATGTAAAATCCTCCATTATTATGAGTGATCATATCTTTACCTGTACCTAATAATAGATTTAAGTAATTAAAAGTATAGTTTTCTTTACTTAAAGCAGTATTATATTTAGCTTCAAAAGCAAAAACGTGATTTTGCTCTAATATTTTTATCCCCATATTTTTCATATCTTGTGAGATGCTTACATTTTTACGTAAAGCTAATGAATAATTTCGTAACTCATTAACATTCTTTAAATACATTTCTGCTTCTTTTTGGTTTTGAGGTATTATGTTAAACCTTAATGAAAAGCTTCTAGGTACAGGACCTTCATAAGTCATTAATATATTAGGGTCTACCAACATATTAGCTCTTTTTAATGAGTGTTCTACATAGTCTCGTATATTTTCTAATACTACTCCTGAAGGACCATAAATAGTACTTGCTTTATTAATAGCTTTTCCTATCAAACCCTTTGCAAGTTGTGCTTCAAGATTAAGAGTGTTTTTTTCAAATGATTGAGCAGTTGTTTCAGTTATGTCTTCTGGAAAAGGAAAATAAAGAGTTTTGTGTAAATCTACATCTTTAGTAAAATCTTTAGTTAGTACTGTATCACTTAATTCTGTAGTAA